CGCCTATGTCCGCGGGGACGCCAATTTAAAAAGGACCGCCGAGCGGATGAAATACAACACGCGCGTTCTCGACGCCTTGGAGAAGTTGACGTAGCTAACGGGCGAACAACCCGGACCGACAATGCTACCCCGCGATTTCTGTTACTGGCTCCAAGGCTTTTTCGAGATCTCCGACGCGGATACGATGACCGCCGAACAGGTCGAGATCGTCAAGAACCACCTCAACCTCGTTTTCGTCCACGCGATCGATCAGCAGTACGGCGAGAACCGCGACGCGATGAAGAGGGTCCACGATGGTAAGGCGAGGGACAACAAGCTTCCGCCCGGCCTCGAAGCCATGTGCTGAGCCCTCACGGGCCCGGATCATCCGTCGGCAGCGCGGGCATGGCTACGAGTTCATCCAGCGCCGCAAGGCACAGGGCCTGCCCGTCGAGATCAAGCGGAGCCGCCTGGATCCGGCGCTGAAACAGCGCTGGGTCTCGGCCCTGCGCTCGGGTACCTACGTCCAGACGCGCGGTGCGCTCCGGCGACCACAGGGCCATTGGCAGGTCCGTACCTACTGCCACTGCGTGCTCGGCGTCCTCTGCGACCTGCTCGATCCGGGCGGATTCGAGGACGATTTCAGCGACCGCTTCAACCCGTTCTCCTGGCACCGCTTCGGCACCTCAGACTACCGGCAGAAGCTCATCCCGAACCGCAACAGCATGATCGCGATCGGGCTGTACCCCTCGGCGACGAAGCTGCTGAGCCTCAAGAACGATCGCGAACGGTGGTCGTTCGACCGGCTGGCCGCCTTCATTGAGAAGACCTACTAGGCGGCCGAACGAATTTTTCGTTCGGCTCCCGTTGATTTTCTGCGCCCTCCTCCACAGAATCACGGCGGCTTGGCTGGCGCGCGATGGGGGTATGGCGCCGAGACGGAGGCCGCCGTGAGTTCGACGTTTCACAGTGATGCGGAGACCAGAGCCAAGCTCGCCGAGCTGGCGGCTGTCGCGCGTCACCTCCCTCCGGACGATCGCCGCTATGCGGAGACCCTGATCAAGAAGGGCGCGTCTGACCGCGGGATCCGGGACATCAGCTTCGGCAAGGTCGAGCGGCTATGGCGGGAAGCCTGCCGAACGGCCGTGTTCTCGCCGCGTGAGACCGTGCAGGTCGGCCACGCGCCGAAGGTGATCGCGCTGCTCTCCCAGGCCGCCCGCAACCACCCGCTGCCGATCATCACCTTCTATCGTGGGCGGCAGGGCGTGGCGCTGAAGCCGGTCTCACCGACTTCAAAGCTCCCAGGTGTCCTCGACATCACCGCGCCCGACGACGGGCCCTGGTACGGGCGCCTCGGCAAAGGCGGCGAGTTCGTCAAGGCGCGCGAACAGCTCCCAGAGGACGTCGATCAAGCGATCGCGCTGATGCTCGAATTCGCCAGGGATCCGAAGGCCGCGGCCAAGCGCTCGGCGGCCGAGACCGGCCGCTGTGTCTTCTGCGACTCCGCGCTCGGAGAAGACGACGAGGAGCGCGGCTGGCATCAGCACTGTGCCTACACCTGGGGCTTGCCGCTGTAGACAGTATTTCGTCGTTATACTTTAGAAGTCTCCGACTGCTGCGCTTTTTTATTCCGCTGCATGTTCAAGGTCATTTTTACATGTTTAATCTTCAAGCTTTGCTCGACAGCATCAGCACCTTGCAGGTAGGTTCACCGAACGGAAAGGTTCTCCCGGTGATCCATTACACCAATATAAGTCCTTCATCTGCCTACCACAGATACGATAAAAACCGCCATTCTGGCGGACGTCGCAAGTTCGATAAGCCGAAGGTCATGACGGTCCAGGGGGATCTCATGGCGGCCCCCGAGACGTTCCTTCTGCACGGATGCAACGCCCAGGGCGTCATGGGACGCGGCGTGGCTAAGCTCGTTCGCGATGCCTACCCGGAAGCCTACCGGGTCTACCGCGATGCCTATGAAGCGCGCCAGGACAAGACCCGTGGGCTGCCGCTCGGCTCCTACACGATCTGGGAGGGCGACGAGCGCACGGTGATCAACGGGATCACGCAGGAATTCTTCCAGGGCGGCGATGCGGACCACGTCTACGTCAGCTACGCGGCCGTGGAACGGCTGTTCCAGAGCCTGAACGAGGAAGACAAGGTCTACGGCAAGTCCATCGCGGTGCCGCGCATCGGCGCCGGTCTCGCCCGCGGCAATTGGGAGGCGATCCACGAGATCATCGCCGAGACCGTGAGCAACTACTACGTCACCATCTACATGCAGGACTGACATGGAAGCGGTAACACTGACCGAGGCCGCCACGGCGCGGATGAACAAGGTTCTCGACGGCTGCGCGGGAGACGTGCTCGTGCTGTCCGTCTCCGGGCGCGGCTGCGGCGGGTTCTCCTACACCATCGACGAGCCGACCGGCGAAGTCGAGGGCCCGACGGTGTCACTCGGCGGCGATCGGATCCTCGTCGTCGACGAGATTTCCGTGCCGCTCCTGCTCGGCACGAAGATCGATTGGAAGGAGACGGCGATGGCGGGCTCATTCACTTTCGACAACCCGATGGCGGGAGGCACCTGCGGCTGTGGCACAAGCTTCTCTCCGCGCTAGGCTCCTCGCACTCGCCCTGTTCCTCCTGCCGAGGATGCCGGGGTTCTGGTATGTCGCCTACGGCATTCTCATCGGAGCTGGCCTCACCTCCGGCATCGGCCAAGCAGCTCTGCTGATCGCCTACTACTATCTCGGCACGAAGATCTACGACATTTCGAGCAATGAATTACTACGTTGGATGGCTCGTTCCCGACGCTGAGCGGGCGCGATTGCTGGCGATGTTCCCGCCGACACACCCGGATGTGCTCGCGCATCACGTCACCGATGTCTTCGGTGTCGACGAAGAGTTCCCACTGCCGACAGCCACAAGTGGCGTCGTGGTCGGAATGGCGGATGACGAGCGCGTTCAGGCTCTCGTCATAGAGATCGACGGTGACACCGAGCGTGCGGATGGTAAGACCTACCACTGCACGTGGTCGCTAAATCGTGAGGCGGGCGCCAAGCCGAAAATGTCGAATAACGTTATTGCCACTCATGGATGGCGCATGATCCCGCGGATTCGCGTCGCGCTTGTTCCCGCACGTTTCGATTGCTGACCCCGACATCCTCAATCGAGAGGGGGAGAAGATAGCCCGGTCTGTCTCTTTTATATCGCGGCCAACCGGAACGTGTGCGGGGGTGAGACCGTTTAAGCGATCCGAAGTGGCACTGACGTGTTACGATTCCTTTACAATTTGCTTGACGGCCTTCCGGGCCAGCCTTAACAACATGCTCCGCCGGACCCGAGCAAGAAATTAGAAAAGGGTCCGAGAAGAAGGTTCTTCTACATGCTCGCGCGTGTAATCACGCGCGTGCGAGCCGCTATAGAAGGGTTTCCATTTAGTTGTTGCCAGGGACGGCTGTTGCCGGACGACGATGCGTAGTGATCTTGGTGACGTTTTGACCCTCACGACCGGTCGCAGTTTGTATCGATCGCGTCCGGGAGTATTGGCGCTGGCTGGTTTCTTGACCGGAAGCGTGATGACGGCGGCCGACGTCTGTATGGCGTTCCCGGCTCTGCGCGAGACCTTGATCGCCGCCCACCCGGCTCTCCCGGACGAGGCCGCTTACCTGCACTATATCGCAACTTCCGGTTGCGACGTCGTCGACGGATGGTCGTTGTGGGTCGAGAAGCTGGGAGATGTGTTCGACGTCTCTGACGCCATCAAGGGGTCGGTTACCTACAGCGCCCAGGACCGGGCTTATCGGCCGAACTGGTATGACCCGACAGAGGTGATCGTACCAGCCTCCATCGCCGCGATCCTGCCCGCTCTGGCACCCGCGAGCCAGGAAGCAAGCGAGACGCCCCTCCCCTCGCCCGATGACGGCGAGGCCCTGGTGTTTTCCTACGCCCGTGCCTGCAACATCGAGGATGCTGACCTCTCCCATTTCGCGCCGAAGGTGAAGGCTCCGCAGTGGGATCTCATGGTGGCAAACTACTTACCTGCATGCGACCAGTGCCCGGGTTCGGAAGCCTGTAGCGTCTGACCTCGAAGCGATGAGGTCACAAACTCGTGATGGACCCGATCAAAAGCCGGGTGTCTGCGATCCAGATCGTCGTCATTGTGAGCGGAGAATTCGTTTCAAAATGTATCTAGACCCGGCGCGCTCTTGAGACCCTGACCGCCGAGCCCTGCAAAAACTGCAACCCTTCGTGGCCCCTGCCGGATCGGCATGGGGCCTTTTTCTTGCCAAGTTAAAGCGGGTGTTTATGCGCGAATAAATAAATGAGTTCTTTAAAAGACTCATTTACGTGGCTGTACCTGCACTATACCGAGGCTATTCGACAATCAACGGCGCGCGAAAGCGCTCTTGGGTCGTAACAGATCTCGACCTCATCAAGATCGATCTTTGGAACGCGTTCCAAACGCGCGTCGGTGAACGGATCATGCGGCCGACCTTCGGCTGCCGGATCTGGAACCTCCTGCTGGAACCGATGACGCAAGACAACATCAACGCGATCACCAACGAGGCTATCCGCATCTGCTCGGAAGACCCCCGGCTCGCCCTGGTGTCTGCCGTGACCTTCGTCATCGAGAAGGGCGTACGCGTTGAGATGACGCTGAACTACGTCGGCCTGAATGTGGTCGACACATTCACCCAGATCTTTGAGCAAGAGCAGGACGCGGCCGACGGCCTGAGCTGAAGATCATCGTTTTACGATGCACTCTGTCTGTAAAGATTGATCTAGATGAAGTGCATATGTAGAGTTCATAATTTAGGTTGCCGCCAAAGTTTTTATTCCGGCGGCAGTTGAGGAGACACTTGTCACAGTCTGTTCGTCAGTCCGAATTGTTCGCCGGTCAGGATTGGAAAGTCCTGTATCAAGCTTTTCGCCAGATCAACTTCAATGCTTCGGACCCGGCGACGATCGCCAAGGGTCTGCGCGAGTACATCCAGACGTACTACGCAGAGGATTACAACGACTGGATCGCCAGCTCTGAATTCGTCGCGATCATCGAGCTGCTGTCCTGGCTCGCCGGTATCCTCGCCTACAAGACCGACGTCGACGCGCGCGAAAACTTCCTTGAGACGGCGGAAGCCCGCGAGAGCGTTCTGCGCCTTGCCCGCTTCCTCTCCTACCAGCCCAAGCGCTGCCAGCCCGCCCGCGGGCTCCTCAAGCTCGTCTCGGTCCAGACCTCGAACGATGTCTACGATGCGCTCGGCAACAACCTCTCGAACACGGTCATCACCTGGGACGATGCCAACAATTCGGACTGGTTTGAGCAGTTCGTCATCGTGCTCAACGACGCGTTCGTCTCGACCAATCCTTTCGGCTTGCCCCTGAAGAACGGCTCCTACGCCGGTGTGAAGACTCAGCTCTATCGCCTCAACGCCCGGATGGGCGACAACCCGACCCGGTTCCAGGCCAACGTGTCCGGGACCAATATGGCGTTCGAGACGATCAACACCGACTTCGACCCGACGCTCGGCTTCACCGAGCGCACGCCGGACGTCAACAACGCGCTTCACATCCTCTACCGCGCCGACGGCAACGGAAACTCTTCGGCCGACACCGGCTTCTTCTGCGCGTTCAAGCAGGGCCAGATCTACAATCTCGACTTCAACATCACCACGCCTGCCGAGAACCAGATCCTCGATCTGAACATCGACAACATCAACCAGACTGACGTGTGGGTTCAGACCCTCGACACCAACGGCAACGTCTCGATCAACTGGACCAAAGTCCCGGCGATCGTGTCCCAGAACGTCACCTACAACGATGTCGATGCGGCGACCCGGACCATCTTCTCGGTGATCACCCGCGACAACGATCAGATCTCGCTGCGCTTTGCCGACGGCCGCTTCGGCGCCGTCCCGGTCGGCACGATCCGCGTCTGGTACCGGGTGTCGAACGGCCTCTCTTACCAGATCCGCGCCTCAGAGATCGAGAACATCACGATCCCGATCAGCTTCATCAACCGCCAGGGTGTGACCAAGACCCTGACCATGACCTACAGCCTCCAGTCCGCGGTCAACAACGCGGTCGCGCGTGAGACGGACGATCAGGTGCGTATGCGCGCGCCGATGGTCTACGCCACCCAGAACCGCATGGTCTCGGGTGAGGATTACAACACGTTCCCGTTGCAGGCCAATCTTGCGACGAAGCTCAAGGCTGTCAATCGGATCTACTCCGGTCACTCGAACACGATCGACTTGAACGACCCGACCGGCACCTACAAGGATCTGAACGTCTTCTCTGATGACGGCATCTTCTACAAGCTGCCCGACACGGCCTTCACCGAGGTGCCGCTGACCGACAACCGCGGCCCGTCCGAACTCCTCAGCTCGTACATCATCCCGATGCTGCGGGCCGACGATGTCATCGCCTACACCACCGATCTGTTCCTGCGGGACTTCGCCACTGGCGTCTTCTCCGTGCCGAACAACATCGTCTGGAATCAGGCCGCTGGCGGCGCCTTTGCGGCCACCGGCTACTTCTCCCTTGATAACGCGCTGATCCGCGCTGGCGCCTCGATTCTCTTCAAGATCGGCACCACCACGCGCTGGGCGACCGTGATCGACGTCTACAACGACATCACCAACGTCGCCTCGCCGGTGGGCGTGGCCGGGAACGTGACCCTCTCGGAGCCGATCCCGACCGATGCGACGGTGGTGCAGATCCTGCCGCGCTACGTCTACAACCTCGACGCCGCCGCCTCCACGCAGATCTCCGGCCAGCTCGAACTCGGGCTGTCGTTCAGCCTCTGGTACGACTACGCCGCGGGCGCCAACGTCGATGCGTGGCAGGTGAAGGCCCTGGGCGATCTCGGCACGCGCTCCAACACCGCCGTGCTGATGCTCAAGGCCGAGTACCTGTCGAACACCCTCTGGCGCTTCACCGCGCCCGGCCTCAAGCTCATCTTCGAGAGCCTGTCGAACGTCCGCTTCTTCTTCAACGGTGGCTCTGCCACCGAGGATAGCCAGGGACAGGCCGTCGTCGACCTCATCCGGGTGCTCGACGTCAACACCGACCTCAACAGTCCGCTGGGCGCCGCCATCGGCCGCGACTACGATCTGAAGATCACGAGACTCCTTCAGAACATCGACGGCACCGCCGATCAGGCCCGCATCGCCGTGACCCCGATCGACGCGAACGAGGACGGCTACCCCGACGATCCGGATACCTATTTTCGTCTGGTCTCGTCAGTGCAGGAAGCCAACCTCCTATTCTGGTCACAGGACCTCGATACCGGCGTGTACACCCCCGATTACGACGTCGTGGTCTACGCCTCCGACAACGACCGGATCGGCAGCACCGCGGACGCGGTCGGGACCGTCGCCTACCAGATCAGCGGCGCGAGCCCAGCCAGCTTCTGGCAGCGGACCGTGAGCGGTTGGACACCGGTGAAGAGCGGCTACCGCGTCGCCATGGGCCGTGGTCCGAACGTCGCCGCCCGCTTCGTCGAGGTCGGCGGCACGGCCTCGACCAAGAACGTCGGCAAGGCGATCAAATTCCAGTGGAAGCACTATCCGCCGACCGACCGCCGCCTGAACCCGGCGACGTCGAACATCATCGATATTTTCGTTCTGCCGACCGATTACGACAATGCGATCCGGGCCTGGATCACGGCGGGCTGCCCTGCCGATCAGGAGCCGGTCGCGCCGACCGAACTCGACATCCAGGGTGCATTCGCAGAGTACGAAACGGCTAAAATGTTCACCGATGACATCGTCTGGCGGCCCGTCACGTATAAGTATCTGTTCGGGCAGGTGTCTGATCCGGAGCTGCGGTTCAACTTCAAGGTTGTGAAGTTGAAGACCACGACGTGGAGCGATGGCGAGATCAAAGCGGGCGTGATCCGCTGCATGAACGCCTACTTCTCGTCGCAGTACTGGGATTTCGGTGATACCTTCTACTTCACTGAGATGGCTGCCTACATCCACCAGCAGCTCGCGACCGTGATCTCGTCGATCGTGCCGGTCTCGGAAGCGGCCGACGGCGTCTTCGGTGATGGCATTCAGGTTGTTTGCCGCTCGGACGAAATTCCGATTTCGACCGCGCAGGTCACCGATGTTATTATTATCGATAGCAATACCCCGACTAATTTGAGAATGATTTGATGGACAAGCGCAGATTTATCGACCTACTTCCGGAGAACATCAGAACCGACGTTCTGAGTAAGTTCTTCGTTGCGACTGTCGATCAGGTCTTCCAGCCGGGCTCGGTCGAGACCCTGTCCGGCTACATCGGCCAGAAGCCGAGCTACTTCGACGCCACCACCGATTTCTACATCACTGAGCCCACGGACCTGCGCACGGCGCATCAGCTTGAGCCGGGCCTTGTCACGCGCGGAAGTGACGGCACGATCGACCGTCTGCTCACGGCCGACGACTTCGTCAGCTACCTCGCCGCGAACAATGCGCTGACCAATGATCAGAACCGCCTGTTCTCGGACCAGTTCTACGCGTGGTCCCCGCCGGTCGACCTCGACAAGCTCAACAACCCGACCTTCTATCGCTGGTTCGGCGATGCCCCGAACGCGATGCCGACGCTGGTTCTGACCGCGCCTTACGCCGAGGTGGCCGCCGATGGAGCGAGCGCGACCTTTGCGCTGCCCCCGGCGCTCACCGGCCTTTCCGCATCCCAGGAGCAGCCGATTGTCTTCACGGACGGCGCCCAGGCGTCCTTCGTGCGCGACGGCGACAGCATCACCCTGACCACCATCCCCGCCAAGGACACGGTCGTGCGCGTCTACCGCTACGGCAGCCTTCAAACGGCCCTGACCGGCCTCAAGGCGTTCGACCCCAGCGTGTTCGGCGCTCCCGTCACCGCGCTGACCTCGGGCATGCGTGTGCGCCTGGAGGATGGCGTCTCCTTCGGCTCGGGCTGGGACATCCTCCCCTTCCAGTCGATCTTCCTGAAGAGCGGCGCGATCGTCGACATCCCGTGGGATGAGGACGACCAGCCGACCTCGTACTTCGTCGAGGGGGTCGGCAGCAGCATCGTGCTGGTCGCGTTCGACCTCAATCCGCCGATCGTCGAGAAGGGCCCGATCTACGTCGTCAACGACCGCGCCTCGGGCGATCTCAGCCCGTGGTCGCGCATCAACTACTGGGTCCATGTCGACGCGGTCTCGTGGAGCGGAAACGATTTCCCGGGCCGCCGCGGCAACCGCCCGATCATCGAGTTCACCCGCGACCTCGAACTCTACAATTACGGCACCACGCGCAAGCCCGACATCGACGGCACCATCAGCGGGCTCCTGCTCAAGCTGCCGCTGCCGGTCCCGAACTATGTGGTCGGCACGCCGATCTCGAACTGGGATCTTGACCCTTGGGAGATCACCGCGTGGGATGCCTCCGGCCTCGAACACATCGAGCTGGCCACCAGCAACGGCCAGCTCCCCGCGACCCTCTACGTCGACGGCGGCCACCCGCTGCTGTTCGGCGATCGCATCCTCGTGCTGTCGAACGACAACAGCGATCTGAACCACCGGATCTTCACCGTGACTCCGACCACCACGGACGTGACCGGTACCGAAGAGACCGTGATGGCGATCATCGTCGAGGACATGCCCGAGGTCGGCGACATCGTTCGTCAGCCCCAGCGCGGCGCTGTGCCGTTCGAGCAGGATGGCTTCGACATCGATCCCTTCGAGTACGATTTCAGCCCGATCGAGTACTGGTACAATGGCACGGAATGGCTTGTTGCCCAGGCTCGCCAGCTCACGGATTCCGACCCGCTCTTCGAGCTGTACACGGCCGATGCCGTGCGCCTTGAGACCGTCGAGACTTTCACCGGTTCGAAGCTCTTCTCGTTTGCGGCTGGTACCGGCGCGTCCGACAGCGTTCTGAACCGCCCGCTGTCCTACAATGCGAACGGCGAGATCATCTTCGAGGATACCGTCAACGTCGTCGACGGCGCCTGCCGCTTCATGCGCACCTACACCGGCGGGGCCTTCGCGCTCTCGAACGGATGGCGCGCGAACCCGGCGCTGTCGCACCAGTCGATCACGGGCGGCATCTTCTCGACCCCGGTCAATCTCGCCTCGAACCCGGACAATCTCTACGTCACCTCGATCGCGAAGTCACAGTGGTTCCAGCAGCTCACCGGCACGATGTCTGCGCAGACTGGCTTCACCGGTAGTGCGTTTGCCAAGAACAATTACCGCGACACCGCGCGCGATCTCTCGCTCGGCACCACGATCGTTCAGAGCCGTTCGCCTCTGCTGAAGGCGATGCTGCTCGCCAGCGACTCGCGTTTCGACTACTTCGACGCGGTCCGCTACGTCGACGGCGAGTACGCGCGCTTCCGCACCAAGTTCGTCGCCCAGGTTCTCAGCGTCCAGCGCTCCGGTCAGTGCACCGATGCGGACAGCCCGGACACCTGGGTGGTCACCATCCTCAACAACCTCAAGCTCGCCAAGACGGTGGATTTCCCGTTCGCGCTCTCGGATGTCGCCGGTGGCCGCTACTTCGTGCCGCCGACCGCCGCATGGCTCGGTCTGATCCCGCCGATGCAGCCGCGCATCGAGATCGACGACACCTTCAGCCCGCCGGTGACGATGCTGCGCGGCCACGACGGTTCGCGCACGCCCGCCTTCGGGGATCTGCGCGACACCATCCTGCTCGCTCTTGAGACCCGGATCTACAACAGCATCCTCGCCGCTTTCAAAACCGAGGCGATGCCGCCCTTCGATTTCTTTGACGTCATCGACGGCCGCGACCGCCCGGCGGCTGATACCAGCGCCACGGGCGTGGATGCCTGCGGTCAGGCGCTTCCGACCCCGCCCGCTGGCGGCGTCAGCATCGTCGATACCGGCGCCACCACGGCCCAGGGTGTGCGCTACGGCGCTGCCGATATCGTCTCGATCTACACGCCGCTGTTCCTGCGCTGGGCTCAGATCAACGGGCTGAGCTTCACCGAGAACAACGGCTACATCGCCGATGATCCGTTCACCTACAACTACCGCGACCTTCCGGACCGCGATGGCCGTGCCATGCCGGGCGGCTGGCGCGCGATCTACCGCTGGTTCTTCGACACCGACCATCCCCACACCGCGCCTTGGGAAATGCTCGGCTTTGCCGACATGCCCGCATGGTGGGAGGACGAGTACGGCGCCGCGCCCTACACCAACGGCAACCTCCACCTCTGGCAGGACCTGCGCGACGGCGTGATCCGTGGCGGCGTCCGCGCCGGTGTCGACGCGCGCTTCAAGCGACCCGATCTTCTCTCCTACATCCCGGTGGACGAGAGCGGTGCGCTCCTCGACCCTGTCGCCGCCCGCCTCGTCACCCAGGCTCCGACCGAGCCTCAGGCTAAGCGTGACTGGATCGTCGGCGATCTCGGCCCCGTCGAGGCGCTGTGGTTCAATTCGGTTTCGTACCCGTTCGCTCGCGCGATCATCGCGGCTCTTACCCGCCCTGCCCTATGGACCGAGTTCGGCTTCGACCGCTCGGACCTCCTCGTGGCGCAGAACGGCTACTGGCTGTCGGCCACGACGATGGCTCGCCCGCACGCCGCGGACATGCAGGTGCACGGCGAGATCAACCCCGACGGCACCCGTGTGGTCAAGGTCGGCTTCCAGCAGTGGATCGTCGACATGATGGCCTCGAACTCGATCGCGGCCTCGGTGCTCGGCGATGCCTGCCGCTCGATGGGCGTGCAGCTCCTGCACAAGATGGCAGGCTTCACCACGACGTCGGGCATGAGCGTCTTCGCCGACAATCTCGGCCTGCTCCCGATCGAGGACGTCGAGGTGGTCTACCACACGAGCCCACCGGTTCGTGAAGTCGTCTACTCCGGCGTGATCGTCGAGTGGAACGGCGCTGGCTGGCGTGTGGTCGGTTACGACCCTGGCTCGCAGTCCTTCTGCACGATGCCGGGCGAGGCCACGGGGCCGCAACAGGTCATCTCGCTCGGCAACGACGTCGTCGTCTACGAGTGGGGCCCGAACATCTACTACCCGCTCAACCGCGCGGTCATCTATCAGAACCAGACCTATCTCTGCACCACCGCCCACACGTCGTCGAAGACCTTCGAGGCGGAGTTCTGGAACCTCGATCCCAGCCTGACCCCGAAGGTCTCGCCGCGGGTCAGCCTCAGCCTGAAGGGCGACGGCACCATCGTGTCCGTCCCCTATGGCACGGTGTTCGACACCTATCAGGATGTCGCGACCTTCCTGAACGATTACGCGCGCTACCTTGAGGCTGCGGGTTTCGTCTTCAACGGCATCGACCCGGCCACCGGCAACGCCCAGAACTGGGAGCAGGCGATCCGCGACTACCTGTCGTGGGCCCAGGTCTCCTGGCCGGTCGGTACCGGCATCGCGCTCTCCCCGGGCGCGTCGACGCTGCAATTCGTCGCCGAGCAGGGCTACGTGCTCAATCTCGAAGAGTCGGCCAACGGCATCTTCGGGCTGACGAACCGTACGGGCCGCCGGATCCTCGCCAAGAACACGTTCATCACCCGCGAGGACGACACCACCACCATCCTGACGCTGACCAACGATCTCTGGGCGGCGCGCGTGCGCGTGGCCGAGATCGAGCACGTGCTGGCTTTCAAGAACACGACGCTCTTCAACGACCTCATCTACGATCCGCTGCTAGCCCTGCGCCAGCCGCGCCTGCGCATCAACGGCGCGCGCTCGATCGACTGGGCAGGCCGCCGCGATGCGCCCGGCTACATGATCATCGACAATGCCCTGGTGCCCTCCTTCGACAAGGCGGCGAGCGACATGCGCACGATGTTCGAGATCGAGCGCAGCGATCGCCAGGATTTCCGCGATTTCACCCGGCAGATGCTCGGCTTCCAGCCGCGTTCCTATCTCACCAACCTTCTGGTGTCGGAGACACAGCAGCTCGAATTCTACCAAGGCATGATCCAGGCCAAGGGATCGGTCGACGCCTTCTCGCGTCTGGCGCGCTCGACCTTCATCGAAGGCGACGACAGCCTCCAGTTCCTCGACGAGTGGGGCATCCTGCTCTCGCGCTTCGGTGCGGTGAATACCCGCCAGCAGGTGGCCTTCACGCTGACCGAAGCCGACATCCGCTCGAACCCGCAACTCGTGACCTTCGGAACCGACAATCCGAACGACGCGATCGTCGGAGTCACCGATGACAGCGACCGCTGGATCGCAAAGCCCGCCAACCCCGAGTTGATCTTCAACGGCCGCGCTGAGGTCTCGTCTCCGATCCTTCCGGATGCGGGTTACGCACGCGTGACCGAAGTCAACATGACGGCGTTCTCGTTCGATTACCTCACCACGCTGTTCGTCAACATGCCGTACAACTTCGATGTCGGCACGAAGATCTGGCTCTACGACCGGGATATCGGCGGCTTCGACGTCATCCAGGCATTCTCGGCCGGTGCGGCCACTAACGCGATCGGGCAGATCATCGGCCTCGATCTGGATCCGACCCTGGGTAACAAGACCCGCATCGTCATGACCGGCGCCCATGGGTTCACGCCGGACGATGTCGGCATGTTCGTCTGCATCACCGGCACGACGCTGACCGACCCGCAGATGACCGGTTTCTACCGGATCGACTCGATCGACAGCGCCCGGAGCTTCGTCGTCCTCGGCGACACCACCACGAGCTATGACTACGTCCAGAACGGCGTCCAGGCTCCGGTGCTCCTGGCCTTCCGCTCGATCCGCTTTGCCACCCGCGATGCCGCTGCGCTGTTTGCTGGACGCTTCCCGCCCGCGGCCGGGCAGTACGCCTATGTCGACGACACCGGCAACGGCACCTGGGCGGTCTACACCTTCAACGGCACGGCCTGGACGGTCGCGCGCCAGCAGCCGCGCAAGATCGACTCGACCCGGCTGTCCACCGTGCGCATCTACAACCAGCCGACCGCGATCTCCACGACCTCGATCCAGGCCGAGCCGCTTCTGCTCGACCGTGTCCTCGTGCTCGATCCGATCCTGGGGATGATCCCCGGCGACGCCGAACGCGAGATCACCTACCGACAGCAGTGGGACCCGGCACAGTACTTCGGCGACAACAACGCCAAGTGGGGCCCCAAGCAGGTCGGCCAACTTTGGTGGGATCTGTCCACCGTCCGCTATTTGCAGGCTGAGACCGACATCATCGACTCGGCTGACCCTGTCCGCATGCAGGCGGAGATGGATTACCGCGTCCGGTACTGGGGCTCCCTCGCTCCGGGCTCGATAATCACCGTCTACGAGTGGACACGCAGCTACGAAGAGCCGCTCGACACGGGTCTCATCCTCAAGAAACCGTCGAACGGATCGACGCCGTACTACAACATCACGACTGAGTACGACGAGGCGACGGGCACGACTGTGTCGGTCTACTACTTCTGGTCTCTGAACCCCCAGTATGTTCCGAACGTGCCCGGCCGCAGCATCAGCGCCTACGATGTCGCCGTTCTGCTGACCTCTCAGGCCCTGAACGGCCTGCCGTGGGTCGCGCCGATCGCCCCGAACGCGATGCTCGTCGGCAACTGTGAGCCCTACTTCACCTCGGCGGATTCCGTGCTGAGCTTCGAGGTCATCGACCCGACCTATGAGGGTGAGGTCCACACCGAGTGGCAGCTCGTCTCTCCGGACTCCGATCTCGCCGACCTGCCGGATGCGGCCTGGGACAAGCTGCGCGACAGCCTCACCGGCTTCGACCACAACGGGGTCGCAACCCCCTCCCCGTCCACACCGTCGAGCCTCGCGGTCGGTGTCGGTGCCGGTCAGACGATGTTCTCGGACGGCCGCGATGGCATGCTGCGCGCCCGCCGGACCTTCGTGACCAAGCTCAACCAGATCCTGGCCCGCACCAACGCGGTCGTGAACCGCCTGGACGTGGTCGCGGCCCTGAACACCGAGGCCGATACCTGGGCCCAGCTCATGTGGTCCAAGGTCCAGGGAGCCGCCGAGGATGCCCGGCCGCCGGTCGGCAGCTACAAGGATGTGGCTCACGACCTCGCCGGGCAGGCTATGGCGATCTCCGATCTGAGCTGGGCCTTGTCCTCGCGCGCCAAGCCGATGGATCTGACCGCCTGGGAAGCCTACCCCTTCGACGTGGACCTGTCGGGCGACAAGCGCCTGTACACGCAGGGCCCGCGCGTGGTGCTCGCGAATTACTACGGGTCCACCCCGTCGTGGTCGGTCTGGGAGATCGATCCTGACAGTCAGGCGGTGATCCCGCAAAACCTCCGCATCGCCGAGAATTTCGACGTGACCGTCGCCACGCGCGCCGACCGCGACGCGATGGCGGCTGCCGGGAACCTCGTGCAGTGGCAGCGCGTGCTGGTGCAGTCGGACGAGAACGTGGGCGGCCTCTGGACGTCCTGGCTCTACACCGCCGACACCGGCATCAACGGCCCGTTCGTCTTCGAGACCGCGCAGCCTTACCGCCTCAGCGACTTCGTCTCGCAGGTCGACTGGTACGCGGACGGCTACGATGTGCTGAGCCCGCCGACGGTCACCTATGCCACGGTCGCGGCCCGCACGGCCGCGGAGATGCCGAACCCGACCAACACCTTCGTGATGGTCTCGAACGATGGGACCGGTCGCTGGATCTGGACCGCCTACGACGGTTCGCAGTGGAACGTGGTCGCGCAGCAGCGCGGCACGCTGGCGCTGTCCTCCGCCTTCTATGATGCGACCCGCGCCGTCTACACCCCGACGGCCGCCGGTCTCGCCAATGCGACGAACCGCGACGGCTCCTCCGAGCTGCGCGCGATCATCAACGCGATGAAGGAGACGCTGACGACCACGGAGGTCAAGGAGCTGTTCTTCGCGATGCTGCACTTCATTCACGTGCAGCAGGATGCGGTCGACTGGGCGTTCAAGACATCCTTCATCTCGATCGTGCGTATCGATCAGCATCTGACCGCCTCGCCGATCGCCGTCTACGACAACACGCAGAACCTCCTCGATTACCTCGAAGAGGTAAAGCCGTACCGTGGGAAGATCCGCGCCTACAATCAGGTTCTGAACCCGACCATCGACGTCGCCAACGTCCAGACGAGCGACTTCGACAAGCCGCTCTACTACGATACCAGCCTCAGCATGTATCGTCGTCTCGACCCGAGCAACGCGGCCGATGCGGCCATCATCGTCTCTCAGGAGCCCTGGAAGGACTGGTACGCCGCGCAGGCGATCGATCCGGCCAACAACCCGGTGCGCAAGCTCGCGATGACGCTGCGCTTCGACCGCATCGATCCGGGCACGGAGCCGCTGGAGCCGGGCTACGGCTGGGATATCGTGCCGTGGGATACGTCCGCGTGGGACGATGAGGCCGCCGTGGTCAACCTCGCCGGTTCAGCCCTGACGCGTATGCTCGCCTACTACGCCCCGACCGAGGGCATGCGGGCCAAGGACGCGACGACGCTCTTCGATCTCGCCTACAAGGGCACCCATATCGAGGGCGGCACGATGCTGCCGCAGGCGGTGATGGATACGCCGATCCAGGGCACCGACGCCGCCAACGCGGCCGTCCTGATCAATCCGGATGGTACGCCGGGCGTGTCGAGCTTCGCGGCGCCCTATTACGCCGCCAATCGTCCGCAGGAGCTGACGGCGGTCTCTACCAACGACGTCTTGCAGATCCGGGTCACCACCGCCTTCATCGGTGGCCAGCCTGCCCGTGCCGCACTCTACCTCGACCTCTCGGGCAACACGCAAAGCACGGTCTCGGTCGATCTGCCGATCACCCCGGCGGATGCGAACGCCATCAGCATCTTCGTTGATGGCCTCTTCGTCGACCCGGCGACCACCACCGTGGATTACGTGAACGCGCGCGTGAGCGTCCCGGTCGCGACCACCGCCAAGATCCTCTACCTCCTGGTGATCGGCGTCGGTTCGACCACGACGATCCTTGAGGACGATCTGTACACGACCTACCCGGCGGGCGGTTTCTCCCTGTCCACGGTCCCGGTCGCTGGCCAGCCCGCGACACCGACCACCGCGCGTCCGTTCTTCCCCTACGGCTCTGCCGCAGAGGTCGACGTCGTGATCGACGGTGTCGTTCTGACCTCCGGTGTCACCGTCTCGGGTCAGACCGTACAGGTCGCGCCCGAGCCGAGCAGCACGAGCCTCACTCAGGTGGTGCTGCGCCAGACAACGGCCGACACCTCGGCGCCGAGCATGCACACCCACCGCCAGACCTTCACGGCCGATGCCACGGGTGCTCTGACCGCGACCCTGACCAACCCGCCGGTGCCGACCTGGGGGCCGGAGCATGTCGGGACCATGGTCTATGCCGGAGGGTCCGAGCTGCAACCGCCGTTCACCCGCTTCGGCGTCCTGACGGCGACGAACTCGGTGCTGCCGTTCACGGCCGTGTCCCAGCTCAACCTGCTCTCGCTCTACCTTCAGAAGCAGGTCTTCGCCGGGACCGTGTACGCGACGACGCGCGACCTGCTCCCCGTCCCGAGCACCGAGCTGACGATCCCGGCGATCGATCGCGCGACGATCGATGCGGGCCTCAACTTCGAGGTCACTGCGTTCGACACGTGGCCGTTCGACGTCGAGAGTGCCTTCCTCATCTGCGAAGACCGGATCGTGGCGGCTCCGGGCGTGCTCGGCCCTGTCATGGCCTCCACCACGGAGATGAGCCAGTACCAGCTCGATGGTGCGAACCTGACCGTCTCCGCTGGCGGCGCGGCGGGCCGTGAGATCGTCGTCGACACGATCGATCACGTCTCCGCGCTCGCGGCCGAGGTGAACGTCTTCTTCGGCAGCCCGTACGGCCTGTACCCGATCACCTCCGCGGTACCGAGCATCGACTTCCTGTGCGTGTCGCTGAACGGCTCGATGCTGACCCCGGCCAAGCAGTTCGGCGTCCAGCGCCGCACGCTCGGGTTCGAGGAGGAAGTCTTCGAGTTCTCGGGCTTCGGTGGCGACAACGGCGATCAGACGATCATCACCATGCCGGGCGTGCAGAAGGCCACGGACTGCATCGTCGTCCACGCCAACACAGCGCCGGTCTTGGATGAGGAGCACTTCGACGTGGCCGCGACCACCGGCCCTTCGGCCACGCGGATGGGATCGCAGGTCTACAACAACGGCCTGCCGCTCAGCGTCACCACGATCCGCGGTGACCGGGGTGTCTTCAAGCTCGACGGCTCCTACGAGATGTCTTCTGCGGATCCGAACGAAGAGTACCCGATCCTCGACGACCTCACCGCGGATGCGACCCAGATCCGGATCGACGTCACCGAGCGCGGCGACCTCGCGGTGCCGTTCGCGCCCTCCCTCGACCCGTCGAACCCGTCGGCCCTGTGGATCGGCCCGGAGCGCATCGAGTACTTCGCGGTCGACGTCGAAGGGACGGTCGCCACGCTCTCGGCCCTGCGCCGCGGTACCCGCGGAACTCCGGTCGGCGTCGAGCAGCGCGTTCAGGCATCCTACCCGGGCGATGGGGTCTCATTCACCTTCGATCTGCCGGGCGGCAAGCCCGATCAGGCCGTCGAGGCTGTGATCCGCACCGCTGCCGGTCTCGTGCAGCCGATCTTCCCGGTCTCCTACGTCGAAGCGGCGTCCGGCGACGGCGTCACCGTCACCCTGCGCAACCCGGTCGCGCCCGGTTCGACCCTACAGCTCGCCCAGAGCTTCGGGGTCTACCACCCGATGGGTTCGGCCGCCGAGCCGATCCAAGACGTCGGAATCAGCAGCAAGGTGTTTATCACTGCACTGAAACCCGGTTCGTTCTAAATAAAATTGCGAAAAGGCAGGACTTAATCCTACACTAAATATTACATGAACGAACACGATACTCCGATCGATGGCGCCAAGACCGGCGCCGTCGATCACATCCTGATCTTCGACCCGGTGAGCGACGAAATTTTCGTCGATCGCAGCGGGAAGACACCCCGGCCGATCCATCCTCTCACTCCGGTCGACGCCGACAGCAAAGGAGACCATGACTGACGACAACACGGTCACAGGCGCCGTTAACACGCACGTGGAAGGATTCGTCCTCATCCGCGATGCCGAGACGGGAGAAATCCTCGTCGATAAGAAGAACGCCATCCACTACGAGAACTTTTCGCAAGCCTTGGCGATGAGCCTTGCCAACCGTTCGACGGGGTTCATCCAAGAGATGGTCTTCGGAAACGGTGCGTCGACGGTTTCCGGAACTGGCGCAATCACTTACTTTCCACCGAACGATACGGGCGCGACGGCAACGCTGTACAATCAGACGTACGCCAAGCTGGTCAATGACCAGAACCCGCTGAACGCATCGTCGGCGAACAATTACATTCGTGTCAACCACACGGCCAACAGCGTCTACACGGACATCATTGTCACCTGCCTGCTCGACTACAACGAGCCCGCGGGACAGGAAGCTTTCGACGACGCCACCTCGCTCGAATCGGCCTACGTCTTCGATGAGATCGGATTGTGTGCCTACGACGCGTCCGGCGCGAATGTTCTTCTGACTCACGTGATCTTCCACCCTGTTCAGAAGACGCTCAATCGAACCATCGAAATCCGATACACGGTCCGGATTTATATGGTCTGAATTATAGTCGCTGTTTATAGTACTCTAAATACTTTTACCTAGTTTCTGGGAGATTACTCTTTTTATGTCTTATGTTATCACGCGAACCAACGGCACGACGCTCGTTGAAATCGCTGACCAAACTGTTGACACGACCACGACCTCGCTGTCCCTGATCGGTCGTGGCGCGCCGCAGTACGGTCAGGCCATTGCAGAAGATTTCGTTCACCTGCTCGAAAATTTTGCCGCTCCGACAGCGCCGGGCAACCCGATGGTCGGCCAGCTCTGGTACGACACCACCAATCAGGTGATGAAGGTCTACAACGGCACCACGTGGAAGCTCGACTCGGCTTCCGACGGTATCGGTGATACCGGCGACCAGCCTTCCGGCCCGACGCTGGGCGGCAACACCGGCGGTGATGACCGCCTCGCGGGCGCGATCGCCATCGTCCTGACCTTCGGCCTCGCCTCGACCACGGTCGTCGCCTTCTTCGCCGAGGGCAAGATCGTCGCGATCCTCTCGGCCGAGACGATCAGCGCGAACGTCCTCCCGGCCACCGTCACGGTGCTCGGCAACACCTACCAGCTCGCCTCGCGCTTCCCCAACGGCATCCTCGCCGGTCTTCAGCTCGCAACGGACAACGCCGGGTATCTCTTCGGCGGTACGTCGACCTCCTCGGAATACGCCGACGTGGCCGAGCGTTACGAGACCTCCGAGGCCCTGGAGCCGGGTGACGTCGTCGAGATCGGCGGCGATAAGGAGATCCGGAAGTCGTCGAGGCTCGCTTCGACTGACGTGTTCGGCATCGTCTCGACCCAACCCGCTTACCTCTTGAACGCGGCTGCCGGTACCGACGAGACCCACCCGCCGATCGCCCTGACGGGCCGCGTGCCGGTGAAGGTGACCGGCACGGTGAAGAAGGGTCAGCGCCTCATCGCCTCGAACGTCCCGGGTGTCGCCCTGGCGGTGACCGGTAACGCTGACAGTTTCGCTGTTCTAGGCCGCGCGCTTGAGGACAAGACGGACGCCGGTATCGGCCTCGTCGAGGCTTACGTCGGGGGCGTTCGCTAAGCGGTGTCCCTCACGAGTCGGTCTGTCGCGACCGCCGCAGACTTCAATGCTCTGCTGGCGAGCGCCCTCTCCCTCTACAGCGTGGGATCAGGCGATCGCGGGTTCGGACAGACCGCACTCGCGCTCGATCCGATCAAGACTGGGCAGAAGATCACGGCTGCTCAGTGGGGTGTGCTCAGAAGCATGCTCAGCGTCTGCGCGTCCCATGTGGGCCTGGATCCCACCTTGCTCCCCGGGACGCCGAAAACCGGCATGGTCGCGCCGAGCGCGCAGGCCATCTCGGATCTGATCGGCCGCATCGATACGGCCCGCTTCAATCAGGAAGGCGATGCGCTGGCGACCACACCGAACGTCGTCACCGGGCGGGTCGATACCGTCTGGAACGGCGTGTTGCAGCTTACCGTCGACGTCGATTTCCTGACGGAAGATGAGGCTCGGTATTTTTTCAATTCCGGCGGCCAGATTACGCTCACGCCGTCGCATACAGCTACAGCCTCATTGTACGATGAGAATTTCTCTGCTTTCCTCGCGCGTCAGGTCGGCACGGTCACGATCGGAGCGCACCAGACGACCTGGGTCGCGGCTTCGGACTCCGGCACCACGCTGGGCGGCTATTACGGCTTCGAGCCCAACGACGCCCTGGTCATGGAGGAAGACAGCACCACCAGCACCAGCGTCGGCTTCCCCGACAGCGTCAAGGTGCGTATTCGCCGGACCAACTTTTCCGGCGAGAATGGCGGCAACGGTCGCAGCTTCCAGATCGCAGTACAGGTGCAATACCTGGGGAATGTTTCCGGCAGCATCCTCTCATCCGGGACTTCGATCTCGGTCGGCATGATCTATGCGTCAAAGTACCTGAAGGTCTCCTGCCCGAACATCACGATTACTGGGTTCACGCTGCTCTCGAACGGCAACGCCGCCTCCTCCGAGACATCCGATGGCGGTATCCTGTCCCAGGTTCCGCAGGCTGACGACCCGGCGGTCTTCTCCCCGGAGGTCGGAACCGGCCGCTACATCGTTCCGGAATACGCGACACTCACTGTTGAACTGCTGGGCGCCGGTGGCTCCGAGGGCGCGAGCACGGGCCCATATCCGCGGCGGGACGGCTCACAGATCCTCCTTGTCAACGGCAACCCTGGTGGTGACGCCACGATCGCCTCTCTGGGCCTCACGGCCACAGGGGGCGGTGGTGGTGGCTGCTACGACATCAAGACCGCCAAGACCGGCCCTGTGGGCCCTGCGGGTGTCGGTGAAGGCGGCGATGTCGATACCACCGGCGGAGGCGCCTCGGGCGGCTCCGGGGCTTATGCCGGGCAGTCCGGCTACTTCAACGGCGCGGCAGGCGGCGCAGGTGGCTACACGCGCAAGATCTACGTGCGCGGCGCGGTCGGTGCGCCTTTGCCAGGATCTCTGCTGGTCGCGGTGGTTCCCGAAGGGGGATCTCTGCGGGATACGGAGATCCCGACCGATCCTAAGACCGTCTTCTACCCTGGAGCGGATGGCGCGAACGGCTCCGTGCGGATCACACCCGCGGACGCCAACAGCGGCTCGATCAGCTTCTCCATCCCCGGCGATTATCAGTTCAAGGTGCCCACCTACGCGAGCCTCACGATCAGCGTGAAGGGCGCAGGCGGTGGAGCAGCCCAGAACCTCTCCCCTACCCTCTCGGACGAAGATCCTGCGCAGCTCCTGCGCAACGGCCAGGACGGCGGCGACGCCGCTGTCGCGATCCTGAACCTCATCGGCGCCGGTGGCCAGGGTGGCCAGAATGTTCCGGCGCAAGATGGCTCCGGGATGCCCACAGGCGCAGCCGGTGCGGCTGGCACCGGATCGGGCGGAGATGTGAACACCTCCGGGGCTGGCGCGATCGGCGGTGGCGTCGTCGAAGCCCTCCCCAACGCAGGCGGCAACGGCGGCTACGCCCAGAAGACTTTCGCGGCCGGAGATCCCGCCGGTCCCGTCCCGGGGCAGGTTCTGCTCATCAGCGTTCCAGCGGGCGGCTCCGGAGCAGCCCCCTCCCCGCTCTCCAAAATCCTCGGGCTCTCAAACCCCGCGGGCCAGGACGGCAACGTGACGATTTCGTGGACGGTCAACGAGCTTGTCCCAGTCGCTGGATCAGTCCGACTGACAAGCTGAAAATGGTACCGGCGGTAGTGGTTCTGTCGGAGAAGTAAATACAAGAGTTCTGCGGCGAGTTAATAAATGACAATTCAATCCGGCAAACTGATCACTGCCACCGACACAAACCAGCTTATCGACACGATCGAGTCTGTCTACACGACCGGCCAAGGCGATCTGGGTTATGGGCAGACCCTTTTTACCACCCAGGATGTCTCGAAGGGGCGAAAGATCTCGTATGCTGATTGGGCCCGGCTCCGGGGCATGCTCGTGGCGTGCACCAATCATCAGGGAACGCCCAATACCGGCCTCTTCGGGGATCCGTCGATCGGTGCCAAGATCTTGGCTTCGACCTCGACCCTGTCAATCGCGACAGCCTGTGTGCAGAACCGCCTGCGCACCGCATCCGACGCGACAACGGTGTTCGATGATGTTGCCGACGCCTCTTTCGGTAGTTCGTGGAACGGTGTCCTTCAGCTAACGATTGACGTCTCGTTCAATTCTGAAGACGAGGCGCGGTACTTCTTCAATTCCGGTGGTGCTGTCGAGATCAACCTGACGCATCCAAATGGCACAACACCGCAGGATGTAAGCTTCCGCGACTTCCTCGCACGGCAGCTCGGAACGTTTTACATCAATGCGCACACC